ACGCGGCACGCATTGAGGACGGCATCGTCCGAGAGGTAATCGTTATCCCGTACTGCAACGACGATGACGCAGAGATTACGGCCTACTGCAACGACATCGGCCTGTCGGGAACATGGATTGACACTTCCTATACGGGTAGCAGGCGCGGCAAATATGCCGGAGTCGGTGACCGCTACGACCCAGAACTTGACGAGTTCATCGCACCGGAGCCTGAGGCTCCTGAGTTGTAGCAGGGACTACCCGGTAAGTCCCACAATCAAATAACCGCAAGCGATTCAACCCCCGCATGTGTGAGGTGCGGGGGTTTTCTCATACCCAGATTGGATAGGTAGTGCCAAGCTTTGACTTAACTACAGGCACCGTTGAGGAGTTGACGTATGGCTCGACGGTTGCGGGTGTCGGTGCTGTTGACGCTCCTGAGTCTGCCAACTGGGATTGCTCGATTGGTGAACTGAACTTCCTATTCGCTACATCGGATGCCAACCCATTTGTGCGAGAGACTGCTGACTTTCGTCGTCAACGTATTGACACGGAGCGCAATCCTGGCGAGCAGTCGATTGACTCTGGATACTGGATCCGTTCACAGTCAAGCTTTCACTACGGCTCTGGCCTCACCTCTGCCGAACCGCTCGAGGTGAATGATGCTGAGGCCCAGTTCCGTTACAAGGAGGGTGGCGGGGTTAACCCGTGGACTCCTGGTCAGTTGACTTTGCTGAACAGTACGTCGGAGCTGGTGAGTGATGCCGGCACCGGACAGTTGCTGCTCGGTGTAGGGACGGGTGTCCTGCATGCTTCTGGTAGTTCCTTGCAGCATGTGACAAGTGGCGGAACTGCCACATCAATTACTTGGGGTGGATCGGGCACTATTCAGTCGCTGACTACCGATGGCACGAACTGGTATGCCGCTGATACGACCGGAATCTACCGGGGTGCTTTGCCGTCAGGGTCTGGCAGCCTTATTTGGAACACGGGTGCAGACACCGTTATTCGTTTCGTGAAGTCCCGGCTGATGGCAACTGTCGGTGTGGGTGTGTATGAGTTGACGGGTACTGGCCCGACGTTGCCTACACCTCTTGATCCAGGTGCTACTCGCCCGTCGGGATGGAATTGGACTGATATCTCTGAAGGCCCCACCGCTATCTACTTGTCTGGCTACGTCGGTGACACATCCACTATTGAGCGGGTAACAGTCACGACGTCGTCGAGTGCTATCACCCTTGAGGTTCCTACCGTTGTCGCTGAGATGCCTCGCGGCGAACAGGTGTACTCGCTGTACTCCTACGTTGGTGCCTACCTGATTACTGGTACGTCTAAGGGATGTCGTGTTGCCCTGATCAATGCTGAGGGAACCCTGAGTCTCGGTCCTTTGGTTGTTGATGATGGTGCTGTGGACGATGCCGTTGCATCGGGCAGTTATGTCTATGTGACCGTCCGTGACAAGGGCAATGCTGGTGATCGAGTGCAGCGAGCTGGGCTGTATCGCATCGACTTGGGCACAAACATCAACAACAATCCTCTGGACTTTGCCCACGCTGCTGACCTTGTTGTCCCTGCTGACGCACCATCAGGTGCTTCTGCTGTTCAGGTCACCAGCTTGAATGATGAGTTGTACATCTGTGCCGATAATGCCGGCGTTTACAAACAGGACGCTACCTACGTTGACACAGGCTGGATTGAGATTGGCCGTGTCCGTCTGGGAACTATTGAGCGCAAGGGCTGGCGAGATCTGCGCCTTCTTGTGGAGGAAGACGCCGCCAATGCTGCCGTGGTGACGGGCTTTGCTAATCCCGACGAGGCGTCGTCCCCGTCGAACTGGACAACCACCATTACTGCCGATGGCACTCGCCCTGACACGACGGGCAAGTTGACGTCTGCTGCACCGAGTCCTGAGTCCAACCTCTTTGTGGCTTTCAGTCTGGCTAGTGCTGACAGCAATGCCACTAGCCCGGTGTTCATTGGTTACCAGTTGCGTGCTGTTCCGGCACCGGAACGGACTCGACTGCTGTCGGTTCCGGTGATGATGTTCGACTACATCACCGACCGTAAGGGTCTGCGGATGGGCAAGAAGGGTTTGGCCTTTGACACCCTGTCCAAGATTCAGGAACTGGAAGAGTCTGCTGCGGTGGTGCAATGGCGTGACTTCACTACGGGTGAGGCGGCTACTGCATACATTGAGCGAGTCACGTTCACCCGAACCTCTCCCCCAACGAACCGTGCCTCTGGTGTGGGTGGAGTGGCTGTCGTCCTACTGAGGCTGGTGTAGCGGTGAGCGTTACGGACGTCGTTGGCATCACGTTGGGCATTTTGTCGATCATGGGCATTCTGCTCGGTGCCTTGGGTTGGTGGATCAATACGAAGATCAAGGTTGCTACCTATCAGATCCAGCCCAATGCCAATGGTGGGAAGTCTTTGGCCGACTTACACAAGAAGGTCGATGCCATGTGCTTGGACATGCGACTTGTTAAGTCTGCCGTCACTCAACTCGAGGACGAGATGGATCAATTGGAAGCGGATGTGGAAGGTCTGTATGAGTAATACCTGGAAAGACTTTATGTTGTTCATCAACAACCACCCTGTCGGTGTTGCGTTGAAGATCTTTGTTGCGACTGCCCTGACCTGGCTGATCGACAACATTGCTGACTTCGGTCTTCCGATGTGGGTAGTGGTGGCTGCTCCCCCGGCCATTGTGGTGTTGATCGACTACCTCAATGGCGAGAACACTCGCTTCGGTCGGGTGTCTGCTGATGGCTAAGTTGGTTGCTGGTGGAGTCAAGCTCCGTTCTCAGATTGATGCTAAGTGGCCTAAGCGTGACCGTCGTAGCGATGGCTGGATAGGTGATTCAGCCCATTCCAAGCGGAAGTCAGATCACAATCCCGACAAGAACGGATGGGTCCATGCGCTCGATATTGATGAGAATATGGGTATGCGGGGTGTGTGGCGTAATGGCAGGACTGCTCGTCGGTTGGCTAATCAGCTCCGTCTTTATGCCGCGAGTGATCTCCCAGGTTCAGACAGGCTCAAGTACCTAGTGTACGAAGGACGCCTGTCCTCAGGGACGTACCGTTCCACATGGTGGAACTGGCGTTCCGGTAACTGGGGCCACTATCAGCACATCCATGTGTCGTTCACAGCGAAGGCTGAGAAGGATCGAAGGGTCTGGCCGCTGCCTGTCCTGGCTACGTCTAGGGAGCAGCGCAAGAAGTGGACAGCCGATCTAGAGCGTGGTTCAGCCCGTTATTTACATGGCACTAGAGTGTCCTGATAAGCCTCTGTAAAGCAAATACAGACGATTTCTCCCCCTCCCTAGGGTTATTCCTTGGGGAGGGGGTTTTCGTCGTCTCTATGGCCGGAAAACTGCCAATTTCGGGGGGGTAAATCGGGGGTTTAGAGGTTGGCCTCGGTGATCTCAATCTTGCGGAATCTGTGCTGAGGCCTGACGTTGGACACCATGGGCCTACGACTGACTTTCCTGAGTTCGGCAAAGTTAGTCAGGTAGCAGTCCTCGCAGATGTCCACCTCCCACGGTTCTCGCTTCCCGTAATCCCTGACCACGACCATGGGGGCAACGCCCTGCTCCCCTCGACACAGGTCGCAAAAGACCCTCTTGGCTACGCCCACGACTGCCTCGCAATCTGGATGATCTCTGCCGACTTACCCACATTGGGGAACATGGGCTTGCCAGCGAGCATCTCATTCCGTTGATGTCTCTCAATGGTAAGGCCCAGGTACTTCTGAGTGGTCTTTGCGTCCTTGTGTCCAAGCATGGATTGCACCCGCATCAGGGCACCATCGAATCCTTCCGACCGGAGCCTGTCGAAAAGTGCCCGAGCTCCTGACCGTCTTAGTGTGTGCGTCCCGGTCCTGTCCATCTCGCCATAGCCCAGAACTTCCAGGGCACCATGGACTTGGTAGTAGGGCCGCTGGATAGGGCGGTGCGGGTAGACCTTGTTCAAGGTGTAGGCCCGTGTCCACCGACCACGGTCATCCTTGGCCTTCTGGAACCACGGGATCACGAACCAGTCAGGCTGCAATGGCCCTGCCATTTGCCGATACCTGTTCGTCCAGGTCAGCAGTTCCTGCTTCAGTTCCGAGGCCATGGGCAGCATGTCTTCCTCTTCGCTCTTGGTGCGGTAGATGTTGACAAAATTGTTGTTGAAGTCCAGATCTTCGATCCGAAGATTGCTGATCTCAATACCTCGGGCGAAGGTGTACAGGCCTAGGGCCAAGATGACTCGATCTCGCTCGTTCCAGGCAGCATCGAGCAGATCCCCGAACTCTTCTACTGGAAGCCACAGTCGTTCAACGTTGGGCACACGGCGGGTTCTCCAGCCCTCTGTCGGGTCATAGTCCTTGGGGATGTGCTTGTGCCGTCTGGCCCACGGGAAGAAGTTCCCTCGCAGGTTTGCCAGGTACAGGTTGTAGGTGGATGGTGCCCAGTCGTGGGCTGCGAACAGGTTCTCAATGTGCCGTGGCTGGATGCTGTTGACGTAGATGTTTCCCCAAACCTCCAGGGCTGCATTCAGTACCTGGACGTTGTTCTTGATGGTTCGTGGCTTCTTGCCCTGAGCCTTCATGGATTCAGCGAAGGCTTCAATGGCGGGGCTGAGGCGTATCTTACTCATCATTACTCCTATGGGTGACTAGTAACTATGCGCGTAGCATAGTAACTCTTGATAGTAACTGCAATAGTAACTGCCTAGTGCCTAGGGTTCGAGTCCCCCCCCGGACACAAATAGTCTGCACATGGGTTTTATAGGGGGAAATCCAGAAAACGACCGTCCGATAATCGAACATATTTCTGTTTGATTGTTGACCGATTTCATGTTGACTCTTCATAGCAACCTTGTGCTACCGTGATGACGCGCCAACAGGCGCACTTGGGTTGAGAGATCGGATACGCATGGCACCCCCTCAGATCGTGCCTGACAAGAACACTCTAGCTCGCTGGACCAAGGAGGGGTTGACGCACCAGCAGATGGCTGATCGCATCTTCGAGCAGTCTGGTCACCGCGTGTCCCGCAACGCCGTTTCAGCGGCCATGATCCGCTACGGATTGTCCAAAGATGGGGCACGCTACAAGGACGAAATCCCCTGGCGTACCACCATGGTTCACGCTAAGGCCTACCAGCTACGCATGCTGCGGCTGCTCGGCCGGCGACGGGCGGGGCGCAAACTCAACAAGCAAGAAGCCGCCAGTTTGGACCAATGGCTCGCCCAGCTCGACAAAGAACATGCCATCGTGGCCTACGACCCGGCCTCAGACCTGGGCTTTTACTACATCGACGCGCAGTACAAAGACCACGACAGCGACATCCCGATCAGGATCAAGCCCATTCACCTGTAACAGGTTCCAGTATAGTAACTGTAACTGT